GTACGTAGTCCGGCGCAGTGGAACTTGCCTTGGTGTTCACTGCAATCTTGACCGGGCCGCTTGCCCCACCGTCATAGAACGTCACGGTGCCTGCGCCGCTATCTGGGACGATGTAAATCGCCTTTACACGAGTGCGGCCAATAACAAGGCTATTTTGATCCAGCATGTCGCCAGCAGCCGTGGCGACCTTACTAGCAAGGACATCTGTTTGCATTGCCATCCTGAGTCTCCTGTAATGGATGAAGGGGGCTTACCGCCCCCCGTTAAATTACAGAGTCAGGGTCGTGTACAGCGGGATGTACTTGGTCGTCGAACCGATCTTGACCGGAAGGTAGCCCTTCTGATCCGTACCGACAACGCCCGAAGCCACGCTACCCGTCGTCAGAATGCTGCTGCCGATAACAAGCGTGGTGCAGGCCAAAGTAGCAACCGTGCCAATCGTTGCGGAGATGTTGCCCTCGAAGCCTTCGTCAGACCTAACCGGGCCAGAAAATGTAGTACGACTCATTGAAAATACCTCACATGCGAGTTGTGCCTACCAGTCTGCATGTCGTCAGTCGGGCCTGTCTGGTAAGCAAAATTTTTTCCCGATAACCGCTATATACGCCGCGATTTATGGAGTGTCAACAATCTTTCCTAACTTCGCCGCAATTAGATTTCTATCGTTCTCTGTGATTGTCGCGCCGTCCCGGTAACTGAACGTATAACCCAACAATTTTCCCTTGGAGATAGGCTTTCCAGACTTCAGTGCGCGAGTAAGAGTTGGCATTTTGAAGTCGTAGTACAGCAACACTTGGGTCAGTGACGGGAACATGATTCCATCGGGCATTACAAACACCGGACGACTCATTTTCTCCCGAACCTCTTGGCTGAGTTTCTTACCTTTCATGTGGCTGTAGCGGCCTGCAGCGGCGGCAGCGCGTATCTTCGCCATACCCTCTTCTGAAATCTTTCTAGGGGGTTTTGGCTTACCCCGCTGGGTATCCCCTATCTTGCGGCGTACCTCTTCGGAAAGGGTTTGGCCGTATCGATAATGGTCTTTGCCAGAGGCAATCTTGCCTTGTATGGCAGCGCGAATCTTGGCCCTAGTTTCTTCGCTATGTTTAGTACCAGCGCGGGGGTGATTGTTGGGGTCAGCCGCATAGAACTCTTTCAAAGACTGAGATATGGCGGCACGTTCAGCAGCATCTCTAGGACGGCCAAAGTTAGGATGTTTCTCCTTTGCCACTCCACGCCACGGTGCGCCAGAACGAAGCCCGGTGTTGTAGCACTCAGGTTTACCTACAAAACGGCTCAACCACGCATCTTCTGCGGCTTGTAAGTCTTGCCCAATGATGACTTCAAGGACTTCAAACTTGAAGCAGTCTTCTCCGTACTTGTTCCACGCTGCCTGCAAGTGAGCGCAGTGATGTTTATTTGTGCGTAATTTCTTACGGTGTGTTCGGAACCGCTCTTGAGTATTGACTGTGCTACCCACGTAGAACTTCTGGTTCGTTACGTTACGAATTCTGTATATCACCGGCTGTTTCATGTTTATCTCCGTTACAGGTGTACCGAAGACCGTAAACTACACGGTGTGTGGTAGATGGTCAAGGCAAAAGAAAAGCCCCCTTGCGGGGGCTTCTCCAATCAACGTAAGTAGTTGATTTATCGGGCTTTTTATCAGGACGAACCGGGCGAACCAAACATGCCCAGCGGATCAGACCACCCGAACGAGTAACGCTCGCGGCTCTTATACCGCACATTTCCAGTATCGAAATCACCATCCATGGAATTCTGGAGCGGCGTACGGACAAAGTGCTTCATGCCGTTCGGAACGTCGGTCGTCAAGAACCAAGCGTTCGTGTCGGTCAGGAAGTGGTTGACCGTATAGCCTTCCGGAATCGACCCCATCGCCTTGAGGGCGTTGATGTCGTTGTCAGCGGTCGATACACGGAGTTCCGTGTCGAGGAGACGCTTCGCAGTGAACATCAATGCCGGGGGCACGATGAGTTTGCGAGGCTTCGCCGCGATGAGGAGTCCACGCTCGTCCGTCCAGCCAGCGATCTGAATGACAGCCGCCTCAAGCGAAGTCTCGTTGAGGTCAGAAGCCGTCAGACGGTTGCTGTTGGTGCCACCCGAAACAAGCGGGTGATCCGCCGCGAACAGAGCCTTGCCGTCACCACCGGGGTAGGACGAAGAGAAGCCGTTGTTCAGGACAGATGCCGCCTTGACCTGCTTCGTGTACGCCATGGCGCGAGCAAGAGCCTTCGTATAACGCTTGCTGAGCGAGTCGTACAGGTTGTCTTCAACCGCTTCTTCCGTGATGGAGAAGCCGAGAGCGATGGTCTCGTGGCTGTAACGAGCAGTCCACGCTTCCTGTGCGTTGTCATACGCAATCGCAGCACCTTCGGCCTTCACCGGAGCGGCGCTGAAACCAGAAAGTTTGGTCTCCTCTTCAAAGGAACGCTCGGAAGTCTCAGTCTCGTAGATTTCCTTGTGTTCCTCACCATAGGTCTTGTACTCAAGGCCGAACAGGGCGTTCAAACCCGGCAGGAGTTCCTTAAGTAATTGTGCACGTGAAATAGCCATTTCTTAGAACTCCCTTATTAAACGCCGACCGGGCAGTTATAAGCGTGACCACCGACGATCAGCGAAACGCTCGTCAGATACGGAGCGTTAAACTTCACGATTACCTCGGGGTAATAGGTGGTGCCGCCCGAAACAAACGCCGTATCCTCAACAACGTCAACGATACGCATCGGCAGAGACCGGGTGGTCGCAACCGACGACAGCAGGAGACCCCGCTGCGAGTCGTTCGTAACAGTGTTGAGAGCCTCGTCAACGAGGGCGACGTTTGAGCCAATGTCCTCGTACGTGAACCCGCTCGTCGTGGAGACGTTAAGGGACGCCGAGACACCGACAGCCTTGAACAGGGTGTTCGGATCGTCAGCCACATACGCCGTAACGTACGTGCCAGACTTCACCGCCGTGCCCGAAATCCAAGCCTGTGAGTAGGTCGGCTGACCCGTCACGCTGGAGACGAACGAGCAACCCAAGAACACACCGGCAAAGCCAGCGGTCGGGGGCGTCGTGGTCGAGGTGGAGACAGAGATGGTGCCGCTTGAGGTCAACTCAACCGGGTCGCCGTAGCCAATGCTAGCAGCACTGGACGCAATACGACGCTGACGAGTTGCACCGGCAAACACCTGCCCGCCGATCAGATTGATCGGCTTCAAGCCATACGGCTTGTCAACAGAAGGATATGCCATTAGTTACTCCAAAAAAAGAAGTTATTTACCCTTGCCAAACGAGACCGTAGTCTTCTTCTCACTGAAGAGGGGCATACGCTCATCGTTCAGCCTCATAAAGTTGTTGTCTACCGACTGCAGTTGAGCCTTTGCTTGCTGCGCGTAGTATTCATCGCGCTGCTTCATCAACTCTTCCGGAGCCTTACACAACAACAAGCCACCGATCTCAATGTTCCCCTTAAAACGGGAGTTGGGATCGGACATATGCATCAACTCCGGATGGTCTTCAGCCTTCACAGGCTCCCAACCTTCACGAAGTTTTGCGGAGGTATTCGATGGGTCAGCAGTTCCCATAATACTTGTCCGGATGTAGCGGAACACCCAACCCGGCTGCGGCGTAGGTGCCGGAAGCGTCTGGGGTGGAGTCCAAGTTTTTGTGCGCTGCGTCGATTCTCTATTTTCGACTTCACGATCAAGACGATTGTTAACCATTGTCGTTCTCCAGTTTCATAAGTTCTCGTGCGTACTGCTCGTTGCTCAGACCTAATTTCTTAGCGATAGCAACTTGAGTCGGTGTCAGGCGTACCTGACGAGGCGCGGTTGAACGCGTCACCGGAGCCACCACGTTGGCCTGTTTGGTGCGAGTGGGCTTTTCGGCCTCCCTCGTTTGAGTCGGCTTTTCTTCCTGTTCTACTTCCTCATCGAAGTAGTCAGGGAATCGCTTCCTCATCGTCGAGTCGATCTGGCGATAGTAATCATCGCTACGCAAATCTACTCCAGACCTTTCTAACTTAGCGTGCAGTCCAAGTGCGAGGGCGGTCATTTCCTCGTCTACGCCAAACCAAGGGTTTTTCTGTCTCCATACTTCGGCTTTCGGGTCGATTACTGGAGCAGAAGCCTGTGGCGCTTGAACTTGTTGAGATGGTTGTACACCCGATTCTTGGGCTTGTAAAGTAGGCTGAAATCTAGCGTATTGCTGCAGCCGAAGTTTGGCATCGGTCAGTGACTCCTGAGCCTCTGCGATCTTTTCGGAATCGCCAGCCTCATAAGCCTGCTTTAGCCTGTCTTTGGCTACATTAAGTTCATTGTTAGCAGCCTTAGTAACTTCTTGGATAAAGGCACGTTCGCCTACACCAAGCCGCTGCTTAAGCCGCCTATTCTCCTCATACTGCTGTTGGGCAAACCGGATGGCTTCCTCTTTCTCACGGGCAGCACGTTCTTTTTCCCGGCGCTCGTCGTGCCAGACTTTCTTCATCTGGGAGAGACGCTTCTTAACCTTGTCGGAATACTCCTCAAGGTCATCCTTCTCCAGTTCGTCCACGATGTCCTTGGGCAGAGGTTTACGGCCCCGGTCTTCCGGCGGGGTATCGTCAATAACCTCAACCTTGAATTCGTCTTCTGCGGCCTCTTTGGTCTCAGCCGCTGCCTTTTCCTGATCTATTTCATCAGGAAACTTATATTCTTCTTTGTCAGCCATAATCTAATTACCTCATGCGCGACGGATTCCACGGGGGTCTTCGACCACCGCTTCTACCGTGTCGTCGTTGATGATGCGGAACTCCCTACCGTGGATGACCACGCGGGTGCCTGAATACGGACGGGTTAGAACAAAGTCGCCTTCCTTGCACCATGCTCCGGTGGGGAAACGTTCTTTGTCTGCATAGCAGAGGTCACCCATCTTCACGACAAACAACACGACCGTGGTCAGTTCCTCGGTTCGCTTCGTGTCATCTGACTTGATGATGCCGCCTTCAAACTCCTCTTCTACGTGCGGTACTGCACACAACATCCGATAGCCTTTCGGCTCTGGCAGTAGTTTGGCCTTAGCGGCCTCTTCCTGCGTTTTTGCTACGTCGATGCTACTCACTCTTCCTCCAGTCTTTTTGCAAGGTCTTTAAGATGATTGCGCGCGAGGTCGAGACCCTGTAACGCCCCGCAAAGTCGTTTGTATTCACCCTCGTCCAACTTGCCTTGGATCAGGGTGTCGATGACCAACATGCGCTCTTCTTGAAGCCTCGTATCGAGGTATTCCAGAGCGTTTGAGTAAGACATTTACTCCTCCTTCTTTGAGCCTTTCGGCGGTCGCATCGCTGCTCGCATAGCAGCGTCTTTGCTCTTTGCGATGTCGATACCCATACGCATGCCTTCGGACTGCTGCTTGGCAGTCAAACCAGCCTTGTGCTTCTGGACATCCACACCGAGTCGGGCAGCGTCAATCTGTGAGCGATTGGCAATCTCTTGCTTGCGAAGGTCGAGTTCATCGGCCTTGGTCGCTGCCATGATCTGCATCTCCTGCTGCTTGCGCTGCAGTTCTGCCTGCTTGAGTTGTGCCTCAAGTTGAAGTTCAGCCTGCTTGACCTGCGCTTCCATCTGGATTTGCTGCGCTTTGAGTTGCAGTTCCTGTTGACGAAGTTGCAGTTCTTGCTGCTGCATCTGCAGCACAGGGTCTTGTGCCTGTTGCTGAGCCTGCTGTTGTTGTGCCTCCTGCTGGTCTTTCTGGAGCAGTTTGGCTGCAGCCTGAGCAGAGAGGCGCGATATCTGTACCTCAACGGCTTCAGGCAGTTTGGTGTCTTCACCATTTTCTTGCATCGGCGGTAGTGCTGCGCCGAGTTGTTCTTCGATCTCTTTGCGGTACTGGAAGGCGATGTGCTCCATCACGTGCGCCATAGCAGCGCCCATGATCTCTTGCGCCTTCGGGTTTTGACCAATCATCTGCCGCAACTTCGGGTCTTGCATGGCAGCGTTATGCACCATCAAGTGCGCCTCGTGATCCTGATAGATGAACGCCTTGGCAGGTTTGCCATTCAGGATGTCCATGTTCTCAGTCACAGGGTCTTTGGGCTTAGCGTCTTGTGTGGGCGGGATGATCTTGTCAGCATTCTTAACGCCAAGAGTCTCAATCATCTGCCTGTGCAGATACTGCATGTCATAAATGTTTGGCGAAGACTGCGACAACTGCAGCACGGCTTGGTACTGCACGATCTTCTGCGACATCGTAGCCGCGTTCGGATCACTGACCGGAATGACATCGACATCATCGTAGTCAGCCCTTTTGGCCTTGCGATCACCGACTTCCGGCTCGTACGAGTATTCTTCTGGCGTGTTGTCACGAATGATCGCAGCAAGGAGTTTGAACTCCTGCTTCATCGTGTAGTAGATACGCGCCTGCACCGCCGTCATGACTTTGAGCACACGCTCAAGCACGGCAAGCGTCGTACCCACCGGAGCCTGCGAGGACATGTCGCTGATCTTGAGATCAGACACCGCAGCGAAACGGCGACCATCCTCGACCACCTTGTCCATCAACATGGCAAGGGTCTGGCTCGGCTCCTTGTACGGCAGGGGCAGGATGTTGTCGCGCACCGCACCCGAAGGTACGTCTACGTCTCGCCACTCGCCGGGGGCGATGGGGGTGTCGTCTCCCTTGATACGCAGACCACGTGATTTGAGACCACCCGGAAGGTTGCTAAGAGTTCCTGCGTCGATAAGTTGGCGAAGCAGAGAGGTTGCCGCTTTAGAGTGACCGCCGATAAGGTGGATAAGTCCGAAATAATAAAAGCCAAAGCCGGGGATATATCCGTAATGGACAAAGTGCTGTCGCTTTGATTTGAGTTTGTCATCTTCTTGCCAGTTGCGGCGTATCGCCAGAACTGTCCCCGTCCCTTTCTCAATCGTCACTACGTACGGTAGTGCGATGCCTGTCTCGTTGTTGTCCTTATCGACATCGGGATAACCCGGCAGGTCGATGTTCACGTGCATCTCAAGCAACTGGAACCTGTCGTCCATGCTGGCTGAGAAGCCTTGATCCTCCGCTTTCTGCTTCTCCACCTCGTCCATCGTGCGAACCGGGTCGCCCAAGTCGATGTCGCGGTAAAAGCCTGCGTACTGTAATTTAATTAGTTCGTTCTTCGTCTTACGCATGCGATGCGTAACACGCTCGGCACCTTCCAAATTGGCCGCGCCATACGGCACGATGATGTCTTCAGCCGGGATATAGATCGCTGTCTGTCGATCAAGCGATGGGTCAAAGTAGACCTTCTTAAACGCGTTACCTGCCAGAGCCAAACTCAGCAACATGCGCTCATGCTCAGGCCGATACTCCTTCATGACCTCGGTCAATTGGTAGTTCATGTCATCAGCGACACGAATAGAGGAGTCACGCTTCTCTTGAGTCTCCTTGCCGATGATCTTGGTCTTGACCGGCCCTGCCGCAGGGAAGGTCTCCATGATGGTCTCGGACTGGAACTTGACGGCTGACTCCATCAAGAGTGGGTGGTATACACCACAGGCACCGGGCCACGGCTCGGTTCGCTCTTCATAGCGAATACCCAGAATCTTCAAGCCTTTGACGTAGGTATCCAGCCAGTCTTTACGCGAGGCTAAGTCTTGCTCGTACTGCCCGATCAATTCGCCAGCAAGGGAGCCTAGTTCGCCCTCGCTCATAAAGTCAGCGAGGTTAGCGTCAAAGTCTTCGGCACGTGGCTCGGACTTGACCATCTCAACGACCATGCCATCAACGCCGATAGCCACGCTCTCTGGGTCTTCGATCATGATCTCAATCGGCTCAGGGGGAGCAAGTGCTTCTAAACCCTGCGGAGCCTGCATCAAACTTTTATCGACAGCCATTTAGATTCTCCTAGTAGTATCGCGCTGACGCATTCTTGCGGCTCTTAAACCACTTCATCGGTTCTGGCTCGTCAGTGGGCAGGCGTATAAAGCCGCCCTGACGGAAACGCAAAAGAGCCAACGTGGTCGAGTCCACCAAGTCGTCGTTCGTGCCAGACGGGAAGTCGTTGCACTCTTCAACCACCTCCCAAGCCCAGCGCCTATCAGGCACCCAGACTATACCCGCAGCAAACAGGTCTGACACAGCATTTACTCTGCTGATCTTGTCTTGCCCTTTGGACGGGGTGAACTCGCTAAGCGGCACGCCCATCCGGCGCATCTCTTGGTATAGCGCCGCCCCGTTGGACTTTTTCTCCACGATAAACGAGTCGGGGTTCCACTCCTTGTACTGCTCCAGCACTAACGCTTTTAACTCAGGGAACTCAAGGCGCTCCTTGATGGCATTGAGCAGGATCAGGTTATAGTTCTTAGTCTCCTCGTTGAAGAAGACACCCCACGTAGTCAGGGCGTTAAAGTCGGAGCGGTTAGTTTTCTCCTGTGCCGCATCAAGGCTCATTATTAGGTGTTCACACGGCGGCGGGTCTTCCTTCTCCCACACCTGCCACCACTCCCGCTTGATGAGCGCACCCTCCTCCGAGGTCGGCTGCTGCATGTACTGTGCCTGCCAATAGCGCACATCCATGCTGGCCTTTTTGGCAAGGAGTTCTTCTAGTGTCCAGAAGTCAGGCCATAACGGTCTATCGTTCAAAATGGCTGGAAACTCGACCACTTCCCACTGATCGGCGTCCTCATTTTTGATCATGTGGTCAGTAATCTTGCCGGTCAAATCCATCTTCGACCAACGAGTCATAACCACGATGATCGCACCGCCCGGCATCAACCTTTGGACTGGGCCTGACTGGAACCACTCCCATGCTGGCTCGAAAACGTCGGCTCGGCCTTGTTTTGCTTCCTGCTCAGAATGAGGGTCATCAATAATGAATAGATCAGCGCCGCGACCGGCCAGAGCACCACCAACACCAATAGCAAAATACTCGCCATTAAAGTTAGTACCCCAGCGAGAAGCACTTTTACTATCTGCTTGAAGTTCCACAGTCGGGAAAATGTCGTGATAAAGGTCTGACCCCACAAGATTGCGAACCCTCCGACCAAAATTAACTGCCAAATCAGCAGTGTGTGAGGCCATAATGACCTTTTTATGCGGATATTTACCCAAAAACCACGCCGGAGCGAGGTAACTGATCATTTCGCTCTTGCCATGACGCGGAGCGATGTTGACGATGACCCTTTTTCGCTTACCCGCAGCGATATCCTCGAAAATTCCCGCTAATTTTCGGTGGTGCGGCCCAACTTTGTAGCCGGGATACACGTGAGCGATGAAATCCAAGAAGGAATCCTTGCCAACGGCACGGGTACGCTCAGCCTGATACGTCCTTAGCAACTCCAACGTGCGCCGTTTCTGCTCATCGGGCATCGTTGGCAGCGCCATACGCAACGCTTTGAGTTTTTCAGGAGTTAGTTGAGGCAGTTTCATCAGGTAGCAGGTAGTCTTCGGGGTTTATATCGCCATTATTATCGTCAACTACGCTGTACTCGATGCCTTCCAGCACCTGAAGAAGTTCTTTTTCAACTTCTTCAATGGGTTTTACTAAATGAGTAGTCTCAGTACGCCGTTTGAAAGCGTCTACGCCGTCAATTTCGCCTAGTTTTGCGACGGCCTGCATCTTAAGTTTATTGTCTTTAGTGTGTTCTATCTCATAAACGAGTTTGTTTATGACGTAGTTCTTTAGATCAGACAATTCTTTGACGATGGCACCGTTAGAACGGTAGACCAGACCCGATAAATACGCAGTAAATTCGTCCGAGTGCAGGGCATATTCAGGCCGTGCATCAGGGTCTTCCATCATTTTTCTAGCCATTTCTTCGGCAGCATCCTTTTCTTCGTCAGTCGGGATGATGGGCTGGCCTGTCAGATCGGATACGAGTTTTATAGTACGTACCCGCATAC